AAGATATTTTTTCGTAATTATCAATCATAGTTTTGATAAATCCAATTCACTAGCATGAACCAACTTTGCTTTTCTGTTTAAATAAAAATGTTTCTCGAATATTTTATTAATATCTTTGCCATTATCCCAACTGATATTATCACCAACTCTATATTCTGGTTTCCAATCTTCTGCTTTCCATACCACTAAACATTCTTTGTTTAATAAATCGGCAATCATACCAATACCAGTAAAATTTGTAATGAAAGGTTTTGGTGATGTACTGATAATATAACAATTGGTCAGGAGATCATTATTGTAGTCTAGGAACTTACAATTATTCAGGTGTGATAGTACGCCAGTCTCTCTACGGTCATCGATCCCCTGATGATTCCAACGATCACCGACATAAATGGCATCCATGTCAACTGGTACATTACATTTTGGAAACTTTATTACAAAATCATCATCCACATCAAATTCAAATTGGTATTGATCTTTTAACCAATTCTCATAACGGCAAGTTTCTATAGGACGATTAACATCACCTTTATCTTCTCTAGTCCAAGAACTTACAACGTAAGCAGGAAGCAATTTTGATCCATATTCTGTTGCTTCATCATCAAAACAAACAGTTTCAAAAAGGTCTTGATATTTTAAAAATTCTACCAAGCCTTTGAATTTTTTCATGTCGTGCCTTATAACAAAATTTACTTTGCCATACTTTTTGACAAAACCTGATATTACAGGTAAGACTTGAACAAAGTCTCCTAAATTTGCGGTACAATTAAGATAAAGTGTTATCATGATATTCCTTAAATACAACAAACCAATCTTGATTCGATACTTTGTGTAATTGGAATATATCCGGATTAGACAAGTAAGACATCAACAATAAAGTTTGATCATCATCAATTAAATTGTTTTCTAATAGTTTCATTGTGTGTGTATAAACAAGATGTTCAAGTTTGTGCCACATATCACGACCACCAACAATACATGGCCCCGTTACGTGTACATCATTATTTGCAATAACATCTTGTATTAAAGTATCTTCAACCCAATCTTTGATATTGAAGAAATGAATCTTATCTTTTGCAAACGGATAAAACCATTTTTTAACACCGTTGAGGGTAGATTCATCACGGCAATAACCAAAATCTAACCAAGCAATCAAATCAGTTTTCAAATGATTCATTGATTGATTCACAAAAGTTGATTTTAGTAAATTGACCAGAACGTAGTCAGCCGACCAATATTCTGGATTTCGCACTTGCATGGGATTTATTTTGCTTAAATATTCTTCACTCTTTTGTACCTTAGTGATATCTTCTCTAAGTTGCGTGAAGTTCTTTTCAAAGTCAACAATAACGACTTCGGTAGGACGCTCTGCTCGATATAGCTTAACATCCTTAACAAATTGTTTTGATGTGTACACAACCATAGGATTTTCTAGTTGTGCCATGTGTCGAAAACGATGTAGGTAAGTATCGTTTGTTCGGTGTAGATAATGTGGCAGTCCTTTGTCTGGTGTCCATTCACCACGGCCAATATCAAAGAAAGCAGTTACTATTCCAATTTCATTCATAATAATATTTCTTGTAGTTGTTAATAATCTGAGTGCCTGTTGGCATTTCATTCATAAATTTTTCATAATCAAAACCGGCGTGATGATTATGTGTATCCACTAAAAATAAATTCTTCGTATACTGTTTACCACATAACAGATAATATACAACCATGAAACAATCTATCCAGCCTATCGTTGGATAATATTTTTGTATTTCTTCTGTATTTTTAGAAAACCAATCTACAACACGGTCATAATTCTTTATGAAAGTATCAATCTTATATATTGAACCTCCACCACCTCCATAACACTTTGACCTTTCTTCAACTTTAACACCAGAAAAGTCCTCTATCATTTTCAACACTTCTGAGTGAATGAAATTGCCTCCCTCTATATCATGGCAGGCTATTTCCCACGAATCATCGACAGTAACTCTATTGTTCAACCAAACATCATCCTCTAACATCATTATGTGTGTTGCTGGTGATCGTTTGCAAGCTTCATAAAATCTCTCTAGAAATTTTAAAACTTTATCTGTTTGATAACCATATGGTTGTTGTGGGCCACCAAGTTTCTCAATGTAGTATCGATAATCAGTTTTATATGATTCTGCAAGATAAGAAAAGTTTTGAGTTGCATCTACACAAAGAAAATAATAATCATCAGGATGATATTTGCGAGTATTCTCTACAACTTTTTCTGTTGCAGTTTTATAGATTGAAGCGCAATGAAAAAATGATATATTAGACACGTTGTAAAATTGTTAGACCGTTATTGTTATATCTGCGTTCAATCATTTTCCATTCTGGATGTGAATCTATAAATTCTTGAATTGCAGGCCATATACCTTTGCCACCAAACTCACCATTAAATTCGTATGATGTTGTGTCATGAAATCCAATATATTTTCTTGCTTTGGCTGCATGAAGTCTTAATTCTTCCTTAACTTGTTCATATACATGAAGGCTATCAACAAATAAAAAATCTGTTTCTTCTATCACAACTTTTCGTGTGTCGGCCACATGAAATTTAACATCACGACCACCTTTTCGAGCATTGACAAAAAACTCCATAACTCCTGGAAGTGGATCAAATTCGTATGAGTGCAGTTCATTACCGTGTCTCAAAAAAGCTCTTGTGCTTTGAGCCCAACCAACACCAAGCTCTGTTACTTGTTTACACTCTGATGCCAACTCAGACAGACGAGGCAAATGTTCGTTTATGTCTGTTGACTTATTGCAAGCGTCAATAAATTCTTGTTCATAATTCATTTTATGTCCTTATCACTATTAAATCTTCTAATGAATATTTCTTCATCACACTTTCTTTCCATTCTGGAACTCTATCGTACTGATGTACAATATAAAATTCTTCGCCATCAGCATTATAAACTTTGCCATCTTTAAAGATAGGTTCCTTTTCCGTTAGATTTGGCCTGAAATGTTCTATTTTACTTGGATCAACCACAGTTCCCGCTTGACAAGCAAACGCATCAGACATTTGTGCTAAGTATGTAATATCTTTAAAAGGTTGTTTGCCAATTAATACATTGAATACTGCTTGATCAACAATCGAAATAGGACGGTTTACGCCATTCGTAAAGATATGAAATACTAAGTCTTTAATGTATTCAGCACGGCCGCCTAGTACTCCAACATTGTAAATAACTTTATCTTTATATTCGTCATACACATACTGCCCATAAGTTTGCATTAAGTTATCATTACCCCATGGTTCATCTTTATATTTCAAACATTCAGAACCACAAACGATACCATATGAGAGTATATCTTTATCGAATTTTTTTTCTATCCATTCAAATGGATTTTTTTGAAAGTAAACATCTTTAACATCTGTTGTTACAACATAACGATATTCTTGCCAATGTAATTTTAAATATTCATAAATGTAAAGAAAACGAAGCACATGAATGGGAATATTTGTATCATTTGGCATTTGAACTAATTTGAAATTTCTTTTCAGTAATTCTTCTTTAGTTTCGTCTGACGAATTGCCAACAACCATAACTTTATCACCAGTGAATCCACACTCATCGATGGACTCAACCCACGGTTTTAATTGATTGTAATTGTAGTTGGTGAAACCACCAATTATGAGGTCTTTCTCCACGGGTACTCTCCATTATATTTTTTTCGCATTACTTCATTTCCGTTATCAAAGAATTCTTTATTGACTGATCCTGGCCCACCGTCAACACGATAGTTTGCAGTATAAAGTCCCGTGCAATCCCATTTTGTAAAATGTTGTGATATTGTGGATAAGAAAACTCTGTCTTGGCCCCAGCCACCATGCCATACAGAAGCTAATCTTATCGCAACTTCTGTTTTAAGGCAATATGTATTGGTGTCAATATGGTTTATTCCATGATATGTTTTCCACTTGCCTAGAGATTCACAATCATCGTTGCATAGATAATCACCACTCTTACTGTATATCTTTCTAAGAGAATAACACCAATCTAAATCATTTTTCCTTATATTATCTATACAAGATTTTACATGATTTTCATCATACCAATTATCTTGATCTAGATACATTATATAATCAGTATCAACAAGGTGAGTGAAGGCCGCATAAACACGATGGCCATAGAAACCATTCGCACCAACATTTATGGGAAGGTGGCACAGTTTAATATTTTCTGATGAGTATTGTTTTACGATTTCATCTGTTGCTTGATGAAATTTTGGTCCATCAGCAACAACATAACAAGTGGTGAGATATGTTTGATTTAATACGGAGTCAATCGCACATTTCAACTCTGGAGAACCAGTAGTTGGTATAATCACAGTAGCAGACATAATCAAGTCCTAGTAAGTTTCAATATTCTTTCTATTTGTTTTTCAATAACTGGTTTACGGTTTGGCCAATAGATATATTCTTTATCGCCTGTAGTATGTAGTTTAGTTAGGAAAGGAATAATGATCTTTTCAACTTGTTGAAGTCTCTCTCTAAATTCTTCTACCGTATCAGCTTTTTCTGAAATAACCTTATTATATTCTTCTTCGCTGACAGCAGAAAATCCAAAATCATCATCCATCTCATACTGTTTTGCCAATTTATCAAAGTCAATGAGTGCCATAATTATTCCTATTTTGCAATAATGAATTTACCAGAATCATCTGTTCTGGAAGTTATGTATTTAAATAATTCTTGTATCAATCTATCTGAGGGTGAAACATAATCTTGTGCATTTGAAATGTTTCTTTTGTTTTTTTCTAACCAATCTATAAGTGTAGGAAAAACCTCATTTGTAACCAACATAGCACTTAAAGCACCACGTTCTTGATCAAAATCTGCTCTAGCCATTTTTTTAGCTTCTGGTTTTCTTAACCTTCTATCTTTTTGTTCCCACTCTTTTCGTAATTTAGTAGCTTGAACTTTATATTTCTCATTACCTCTTTTGTAATCATTAAGAAGTTTTGTAGCCAACTGTTTGTCGATATATGAAACGATATCACAGAATATATTCCATGATCCAATAGAACCACCTCTTGCCTCCATATCTCTGCTTTCAAATTCTGCTTTCATTGTTGCAGTTGAAGCATCGTGTCTAATTTTAATCATTTCACGATCAGATTGGGAAAATTTTATTTGTAGATCTCTAGTTTGTGGTTGGTTTAATGTGTATTTTTTCCATGGTTGTTTTAAACCGTGATATTCATATTTTAGTATCGCTGTTTGTTCTTCAACTTTATCGAAATTTACTTTTTTAATTGTAACTGTATTTGTTTGTTTTTTTAATGATATGGGTAATAGATCTCCTGATGTTATCAGTTCGCTAATCATATTGTTCATGATATCAAAACCATAACTTTTACCACGACCTGTTACATATAAATCTACATTTTCTTTTATTCTTTTTGAAGCCTTATCTGTAGCGAAATAGATATCGGCTGGCGACCATTTATTAATGTCACCGAATTGTGGTGCGGCCTTATTTTTATTTGCTTCTTTGAAAAGTGACTCAATATTTTTCATAATCATTTTGTCACCACGATAGTACCAAACATCACTAATGTTAGGTTTTTTGGCAAATCCAGTTGAGATGGTGGTTATATCTTCTACTAATTTTTTACCAATCAATGCAGAAGAAATGTACCATGTTTTTTCTGTTATTAAAAAACCTTCTATATCACCGTAAGGAATTTTTTGAGCTCCAGTTGAAGCTTCAGTAAATTTATCGTATATGAATTGTAATGAATCATTCTTTGCCTTGAAAGCACTTTTCCATTTTTTGTCAAATTTGGAAAACTCATCCAATTCTTTATTTTTTGGATCTAAGAATTCGCCTAAGCTTTTTCCTTTGATTTGCAAATAATCTGCAATCGCACAAAAGAAAGCTTGTGATGATTCAGCTAGTGAGGTAGTATCGGCCATTTTAAATTAAATAAAAATATTTATCTGATTATTTGTATGTCTTTTCCAGAGGTCCAGATTTCGATTTCGTTTCTTAATCGACCATCAGACTTTAGATTCTCATAACGGTTTATTGCCTTCTTTTTCCACCAGTCTATGATATTTGACAAATCAAACTTATCGTAGTTTTCATCTGGTATCAACTTGTCTGTTTTGCAATTCACATAATCAATAAAGTTCTTGAAACCATAATTAGAATAATAGTATCTCTTTTGTTCGGTCAAGTTCTTTGCATTACTGATTATCTGTTCGAATTTTTCTAGTTTTGGACTATCTTTTAATGCTGACCTAGTCAATGAAATAATCTTCATGCTGATCTTTAATTTTCTACTTGAAATATTGTCATCAACAATTTTACCAAGCTTATCTTCAACAAAGTTTTTCAAATCTTCGTATGGTTTACCGTGCATCATAGGCAAAAAATCTGAATCTGTCAATCCTTGATAACGAATTAGTGGTTTCATGCCATCATATTGTGAAACTTGTTTGGTACTACCATATAAACTGGTTGTTTCAAAGAGGCAAGTTTCCATATTGTATTTTTTGTCTAATAATTTTTTCACCTGGTGAGAACAACAAATAGCAGCAAGTAATTTACCACCAAGATAATTATAACCAAATGGTTGTGATGGTACAATAACAAAACCCATGATTGCAGACTGATTGAATCGTTTAGACCAGTCAGGATTCTGCGTAAAAACTTGTCCAAGAAGATCATTACGAGGTTTACAGTTGATGACTGGTGATCCCATTCGAATGAACCCCACATACTTTCCCGTATTCTTCTCTTTAATACCAACTCTGAGTTGTTTGCCTACCGGTTGAATGTTCACATGGGAACTGGTAATTGCCAAAAGTGTTTCCCATGTTTCATTTGGAGTTTCCTCAATAACAAAATCCATGTCTGCTGGTGACATAGAGAAATCTGAAAACAGATCATCTTCTGGTGGAAATAATGATGTGGGAATCTCTGATAGTGAATTTATCTTTTGATCACGCATATATTCATCTATGCGATCAAAATTGCCAAAGTAATCCTCAAAGACTTTTGCACAATGCAAAGCGTCATCGACACTCAATTTCATACTTTGAATCCTTGAAAGCTTTTCTTTTCACCATTACCAAAAGTATTGATAGGTTTGTCTTGGCCTTTATGACCAGCATCAACAATATTATTTTGTGCAGCCTGTTCAATATCAAATAACTTCATTTTTGCTCTGTCGATACCAACAGTAAATCTCTTATGAAATGTTGGATCATTATAACGATTCTTCAATTGTTTCACCATAATTTGGCCAAGTTGGTCCAAATCTTCAGATGAAATCAAAGCAAACATTAAGTCCGCTGTCGCAGGTAAGCCAAACGATTCTGAAGTATCTTCCAGTCCCGGATCACTTGATGTATACCCGCTTCTAGTGGTTTGGGTCGCACTAACAATAGGTACATTGAATTCCACAGCCAGTCCCCGTAACTCCTCAGCAATTGCTTTGACATAGGTGTACGAGTTAATAGAAGCGCCAGGTTTAATCCTAGCAGAACAGCAAATATTAAGGTAGTCAATAAAAATAATATCGGGAACAAAAGAACGCTTAAGATTAAGTTCATTTAGTAGAGTTCTGAAGTGAATTACTGAAGCTGATGCGGTTGGATATTCTTTGATGATTAGTTTGCCGGTCGTTTTATCTCGAACACGAGCGACCTTCTTATCATATATATCTTTCGGCAATTCTTGAAGATCACCGATATCAACATTTAAAAGATTTGCATCAATACGTTCTGCAATCTTTTCTTCAGACATCTCTAACGTGAGGTAAAGAACATTTTTACCTTGAACCATACAGCCAGCGGCAACATGGCACATAAAAAGAGACTTGCCAACACCAGTGCCAGCAAGGGCAATATTAAGAGTTTTGTTTGGAAGGCCACCTTTTGTAATCTTGTTAAAATATTCAAGATCAAATGGGATTCTTTCTTCTTTTCTGTGATAAAATTCGAATCGGTCATCAGAGTTCTCCAAATAGTCATGCCCAACAGAATTATCAAAACTTACCGATAAGGCGTCCGATAATATCTTGGGAATCTGACCTTTGTCGTGTTGTTTGTCTTTGCCATCGAGAATAGAAATAGACCCAAGTACTGCGTTGTATATTGCTTTCTCTTGACAAAACTTTTCGGTTTTATCAACAAGCCATTGAATTTCGGTACTTGTTTCTTTATTATCTTGTATTTCTTTGAGATAATCCTCACATCTCTGTACTTCATCATCTGTGAGATTAGTCTTTTCTTTGACGGCAATACTAAGTGCTTCAATTGTTGGCGAGCTATTGTAAGTTTGAGTGAATGATGTAATTTCATTGTAGATTACCTTTTCGGCATTCGTTGTAAAATACTCTTTCTTTAAAAATGGTAATACTTTTCTTAGATAATCCTCATTAAACACCAGGTTTTTCAGTATCGTTTGTTCCAACTTCATCATTGTCCTCAATTTTCATAGCTAATAGATGTACCAAAAAGTCTCCGACATATTTGATAAAATCCGAATCTTTTTGTAATTTTTTTGGCTTTGTATCTTTACATTCTATCACATCAAAAGCAAATTGTAAATGAGCAGCATCATCTTTTTCTTCAATTTTTATTTTACCATACCTAATAGTGGTATCTGCATATTTGCCTTTTAAGAATTTAATGTGTACAGATTGTGTATCATTGGTTGGTGTTTGAAAAGAATAATCAATACCAACAACCATACTGTTTGAATAATCATCACTCATCCGTATCACCATTTATCGTTGCAACTTCAAATGCTTCATCAACATCTTCATTCTTAATAATATCTGTTGCTGCTACACGATATTTCTTTTCGACAAATTCACGGAACTTTTTGTCTTTTAATATTGACATCCAAAAGTCTTTACTGTCAACTTCTTTGATTCTATATTTCTTATCTTCAATTTCACCAGTTTTTACATCAACCTTACTGTACCAACCGTTGGATGGCTTAATAACGTGGCCAGATTCGAGTGCAATATCAAGTAAACCAGACCAACGGCTAATGCCGCCGTCAAAAGATACAGTAACGGGAATTTTAGATTTTTCTTTAACATAACGAGATTTTTCAACATTGATAATAAAGTTGTAACCGACAATTTCTGTTCCTTCCTTTTCTTGTTGTCGCCCAATAATAAAAATATTATCGGCAGAATAATACGAACCTGTTCCACCACCAACAATATCTTTTGGAAACATACCAATTTCTTTGTAAGTATGATTAACAACAATCATTGGTATGTCTTTCAATGATAAGTGTGGTGTGACCATACGAAATAAACTTTTAACTTGTTTTGCACGGGACATATCTGCAACAGATTTTTGTTCTAAGGCATCTTCAACTTCTTTTTTAGATGCTAGATTACCAATCGAATCAACAACAATAATCAACCTGTCTCCACGCTCGAGATTGGTTAACTGTTGCATGATATCAAATTTTAATTGCTCAATGTCGGTAATAGGAGTGTGCAGAACACGATTAGTGTCAATACCAAAGCTGTCAAAGTAGGATTGAGGAGTACCAAATTCTGAATCATAGAATAAAAGCGCTGCATCATTATATTTCTCCAAATAAGATTTTGCCATCAATAATGAAAATGCGGTCTTAAAATGTTTTGATGGACCTGCCCACATTGTAAGACCTGGTGTTAAACCGCCATCCAATTTACCACTAAGTGCCACATTAACAATTGGCACAGAAGTAGGAATCATATCTTTCTCAGTAAAGAATTTTGATTTCGCTAGAATAGAAGAATCTTTGATACTACTATTCTTTTTAATTTTGTCAAGTATTCCCATAATTCACCTTTCAATTGAATCCATCGTTTCTATTTCTTTTTTCTTTAAAAGCATACTCTGCATCATAATCATACTTAGGTTCTAGTTTTTTAACCGGTTCTTCTGTGTATACTCCAGGAGAAATGTGTGTGGTCTTTACTTCTGGTGGAGTAACATAATCTCCAGGTCTTTTCATAGGCATATCCTCTTGTTTGCCTATCGGAGGTATTGTCACACCAGACACAGGATCAATTTCAATATCGGCTAAATTATTTTTTTCAATCTCAACAATATTTTTTTTCTTTGGCTCTGGTACAGGTACAAAAACAGGTATTTCAATATCACTTTTTTCAGGTGGTGTTTCTTCTTTACGTGGTTTTGCCTGATTCATTGACATATTTGCTGCTATCAATAATAACACAGCCAAAGGATCAAATACAACCATAATTAACATTATTACCAGGCGAACTGCTTTATTAATACCATCAGCATCTTCTGTGCCATATACCAAATCACCAATATATTTGATTGGTCCAACTTCGGCAAGTAATTTTGTTTCTTCTTGTAATAGTGGTAATCTTCTTCTGTTAATCTCAGTCAATTCTTTTTGTGAATCTTGAATTTGTCTATCTATTCTTGCTGATGCAGTTTCAGGATCACCTGCACGCTTTAACAGATACTCTAATCTTTCTTTTACAATTTTTTCTTGTTGATTGAGTGTCCTTATTTCAACAGAATTGGCCCCCGCTGTTAGGGTAGAATCGATGTGGGCTTTCGATAAAAAACCAAAGATACCCATACTGGTGATTATCATCAGTATAACAACAGCAGATGTCAAATATGATTTAAGAAGCCGTGGGCATATGTGCCAATTTCGATACAACCAAGAAGCAGTAACTAGTTTACTAGCCTCTAGCACCGATCCCATAATGACGATTGGCCAAAATGCACCCGTAAAGATGGCAGCCAGACCAATAATTGAATAGTATGCAGCAATTACAGAAAGAGCAATTGCAGTTGCAAATGTTAAAAGAATCATGAGAAAAAGTCCTCTAAAGAATTAGTTTTCTCTACTGCCCAGCCGACAAGGTTTAAAATTGTTTTAATTGGTTCTAAGAATGTTTTCTCAAACTGCAAATCATAATCAATGAATTCTTGTATACCAAATTCAGGAGGCAATCTTGAAGGATAAGAAATCACAGTATCTTTAAATGGATTTGGCATCTTTAGATATGTGAATTTCAATTTATCACCATCTTGAACAAACGGATATTTCTTCGTTAATTTCTTTTCTTTTAGAAAGTGATTGTAGAGTATCGCACCCTTAACATGAATGGGTGTTCCTTTCTTATATAGTGTAAGTGAATCGGAGTAATTACTTAGACCGTTACATCCTCTCGGAAAAGATACTTCTTCAGCCGGCAAACTATTAAAGTGCTTTCTAAAATCTTCAATATAATCGTGTAACTCAGATTCGGTGCCTGTTATGATTAGTTTAATAGTTTCTTTCATCCTCTCACGAATTATAGCCGGCGTAGAAGATTTTACCATTTCTAAGCCCATGACTTTCATCTTAGGCTCTTTGTATTGCACACCCTCATTATTATAAACATTTAGTACATATCGTTTCTTAGCAGTCCATAAACCTCTACTTGCAAGTGCTTCTCGCTTCATTTCCATTTTCTGTTGATAAGCGTGAACATAATCAGCAAGTTCCTGATAACTCTTGTCAATGTACGGCTGAATTTTATCTTCACAGACCTTGTCCATGAAGGAGATGACTTTCGCATGATCTTCGCTTCCAGAGCGAAAGACAGAATCCACCAACGATGCAAGATTGAGATAAATCGAATCAGTATCGGACGCAATGACATAATCTTCTTCCGTTTTTAATAGTTTATTGAGATATTCATTTAACTTATTTTCAATCCAACGAATCGATAATTGGCCAGCCAATGTAACTGCAAGAGCCATTCGTAGATCATAGAATCTGAAGTATTGTGAACCAAGAGCACCATAAGCAGAGTTCAACGAAACTTTTTTAGCCAATTGAATATTGTTATACTTAGCAATTTTCTTTTCTAATTCTTTTTTCTTTTCTGCATCTGTTTCGTTTTGATATTCTTGTTGTGCAGCCAACATAAACTTTTTAAACTTTTTACGGTCTTGATACATTTCTTCCATCATCTTAGGCAAGAAACCTTGAAAATCAGTTCTAAAGAATTGACCGTTCGGTGTTAATGTTGCTCCTTTTAGATTCGAGGTGTCAATCTGCGATTTCAAAAGTTTATCAACTGTAATACCTTGAGATAATACATCACGCATCTCTTGTGTGTAATTTTGTGGTTCAATCAAAGTTTCAGGAGATATATTATACTGCATCATCAAATGTGGATATAGACTGTTCAAATCGAATGATGCAACCCACTTGTGTAAGCCTGTTTGTGGTTCTTTAACATATGCACCCTCAAATGCAGAATCTTTATCTTTAACGATTCTTGGTGGAACAATAATTTTTTTCTCCAACAAATAAGAATATGTTAGAGAATCCCACATACGAGTTTGTGCAAATACATCTTCATAATTTGTCTTAGTGTCATATGCAAGAGTTACTGCCAACTCCAACAATTTTAACTTATCTTCCAACTTCAATATGAGATCAACGTCTTTGATGTTATATTCAATAAATTTTTGATAGTTGAGTTTGTATAATTGGTGTAAACTATCATACTCATCATACGACAATTTCTTTTCGCCTAATTCTACATTGGCAATATTATCGAGTTTGTAGGATTCTTGTGACTTGCCTCCTGGTGCATACCATTTGTACAGTTCGATATAATCAAGTGAAGCTAGACCAACCAACTCATATGCAATTAATTGTCTGCCATTAATAACAGTAGTTCTTTCGTTGATTCTATTCCAAGGCGACAACTTCTTACAGTCATCTTCGCCTAGAATTTTTTTGAATCGATTTATCAAATAAGGCACATCAAAGAACTTTGTATTCCAGCCAGTTATGATGTCTGGTGTTTTCTCTGACCACATCCTAAGAAAATGTTTACACAACGACCATTCATCTTTACACTTATGATATGTGACATTTTCTGGATCATTATTCTCATATGAACCACAACCATAAACATATTTGTGTCCGTTGATATAGTGAATAGCAATAGCTGTGATTGGTTCATTTGCTTCGTATGGATCAGGGAAACCATTTTCTGATCCGACCTCAATATCAATAATTGCAATTTCTAATTTATCGAAATCGTAGTCAATCATGCCTTGGTGTTGATCAGCAATAAAGGCATATTCGAAACGAGTTTGTCCATAGATTTTAGGACCATTGGAAACACCATCAAACTGTTTGATATAATCTCTGGCTTCTTTCATTGTGCCAAAGATTTTTTGATCTAGATAATCACCATCTAGTGATGTGAAGTTTGTGATGCGTTTGGATGGGATATAGAGTGAAGGAGAATATTCAACTCTCTGCTTCACTCTTTTTCCGTTCTGTATACCTCTGTACAGTATGTTACTGCCAAAGGTTTGAACATTAGTGTAAAATGTTTTCATCCTGTAATAATTTGTTTTTGTCCTGGTACAACAATACCACTACCAAAAATCTGTTCGTAGTTTCTCACAAAATCTTCAGCTGGAACATACGAGTATACTATATTTTTCTTTCGTATGGCAATAGTTGCCCCTGTTTTTTGTTCAGAATGGATAGGAAAAGGTGCGAATCCTACATTAGGTGTGCCATCTTTACCACGCATGACTGCAATACCAACAGGATTAGTAAAAACAATTTCCGTTTCGGATTCTCCTTCGACTTCACCAAGGATATCTTCTCCTGTAATAAGTTTAGCTGCTAAAATATTCATAATAATGCCCTTTTTATATAAATAATAATATGAGTTGAATAGAAAGTATACTGTTTTCTGGCTACATTGTCAATTAAAATAAAGGTATACTTTAAAAATCATGGATTACATCGCATATGGCATAGCAATAATATCTCTGGCCATCTCCATATATGTATTGTTTGAAATCCAAGAAATTAAAAACTTAGATTTATTCGATATATTCAAAAAACAAAAGTGACTTGATTGAATTTGAATTGTTTGGTATTACAAATTTGATTTAGGAACTAAAATGGAAAAATTAGATTTAAGTGCAGGTAAGTCTGCTCTTGGCTCTATTAAAGAAGCCAAAAATTTAGGTAAAGAATTTGGTGGTATGATCACCGATGAACAGGCTGAAAATGAACGCCTTATCCAAGCACAACATAAAAAAAGAATAGAAGAAAAAGAAAAAGCCATGAAATGGGCAGAGTTTGCCGAGTTTCGTGCCGTAAAAGAATACGAGAAACAAAAACAAAGAGAAGAAGAATTAGCCAAATTAAAAAAATCCGTTACTGATAAATATGGTAATGCAGCTTGGGCTGAAGTAGAAAAAATTAAAGAAAAACAAAATCAAGAGCACGATGAAGAAAAATCTCTGATTGACGATGATCGGCACAAGATAAATGATCTAATGTGGTGGTGTGTTACAGTAGCGGCTCTCATAACATATTTTTTCAAGTTATACAAAATATGAAACCGCCTAGAAAAAGTAATCAACCAGCCATCGCAATCATTACAATTATCGCTATGATAATTATGATGTATCTGGAATTTTACTCCGCTCAAGTTAAGAAACGAGCAGATTGGGAAGCAGAAAGAAAAGCTGAAACAAGAAATAGGTGATTTTTTTATGAGACTAGCTCCGAAGGTTGCATTAATAACAATACTGTGTATTTCATTATTGTTTTTATTAGAATATCTAAAAATTAAATGAAACATCCAATCGAAATTTATATGGACTTTTGTACCAATATGTTTTTAATTTGGTACTTTAGTCTATATGACATCACCAAGTATAAAATCTAAAATCACTTTTTCAAATCTTTGAATCTTTGGAATTTTTTTCGGAGCCGGATTCAAAAATTTCGAAATTTGGAGCGGTCGGCCGCTATGCTCGGCTAAACTAAGTGGGAACTCAATTCGTACTATTACAGACCGCATTTATAATATTATATATACACTCTCACAAAAAATCAATACTACTTCTGGTAAACTTGGCCTGACCAGGAGGAATCGAACCCCCGTATAGATGCTTAGAAGGCACCTGCGTCATCCACTACGCTATGGTCAGTTTTATTCTTCTACAACCAATATATTTTTTTATGACGCTGATCGAAAAAAACAATTATGCCATGTTTAAAGTTTTTAATCTATCAGCCGCATATGATGCCGCAAAGGCTTGAGGTTTGACCATTGGTATGACATTACAGGTACCACGAATATAACCAATGGCTTCGTTGATAACACAATTTGAACCGTGCATTTCATTTGGATTAATGTCCAGATGAACTTCAACATCACGACCTTCTAAAACATCTGCAAGTTTTAAATATAAATCACTTACACGATAAACTTCATTCATCAATCGATATCTTGGACGATTTTGTTTTTGATCATAATCTTTTTCACGGTACACTTCACCAAACAATTTGCATCCGTGTTTTCCATCAATATGAATTACAATTGCTAGAACATAATCTGCGTACCACACTTTATCAATCTTGAATCTTTCAGAATCACAACCAATATAAATTTTTGTTTCTGCACTTTGGTTTTCAATAAAGTTTTTTACTTCTTCAAGATTGATTTTTTTCATAAAGTCACCTTTTTAAAGTTTTTTACTTCTTCAAGATTGATTTTTTTCATAAAGTCACCTTTTTGGTTTTGGTAATTGTGGAAGTTTTTTCCACTCCTCTATCCATTTGTCTTGATCTAATTGTTTATCGATCACTTTATCAAGTTTTTCATTTGTTTCTTTTAATCGTTCTATCACAATATCGTTTTTATCTCTTGTATCATGTATGACTTTATGCATACCATCTAATCTACCTTCAAATATAAGTATCCGTTCTTTGAAGTAGTCAACATCACGGCCTCTCGACCATGCAATGGCTAATATAACTAATGTCGTACAAAATAGTGCTATCAAAAACAATAACAATATTTCTTTTTTATCTTTTTCTGAAAGCTCTTTTAATATTTTCATATACACTACTCTAAAAAATGGTCGGAGTAGTAGGATTCGAACCTACGACCCTCTGCTCCCAAAGCAGATGCGCTAGCCAGGCTGCGCTATACTCCGTGTCTGGTGCCTTCATCCGGATTTACAGTCCGGTGCAGTAACCTGTTCTGCTCGCTACCCAATGATAAGGGGCACACCAAGCGTTTCCCAACGAGTGGCTGTTGTTTAAGAGTAGGCGTGTCGATGCCGCTCACTCCCCCTTTTACTTTTTAAAGAACAAATACAATCATAACATTGCCACATTAATTTGTCAAGCGAGCTGTTGTCTTTTATTCCAAAAAAAACCTCAAGATTTTTAGGCCTTGAGGTTTTGAATTTTAATTATAGTTTAAATTTGACTTACAAAATCCTCTTGCTGACCCTCTATCCAACCAATTGGTTCTGGTACTATAGGTGTGTCTGGATCTTGAATATTTTTAAATACTTTATGTAATTGTTCTTTAATAACAAATTTAGTAAATAATCCTGTGCTCATACCGTAGGCTTCTATTTCCCATGGTTCAAACCAATAATCCATATTATCCACGTTGACTTTAGTACCACGCCAACGGGTTGATGATTCATTCATCTCAGAATAGGCATATTGTTTAACATGAACCATTTCGTGAGCGAGTGTTTCTAAAATATCTCTTGCACCAATGCCTGGATTCAATTCAATTAAAAATTCTCTTGGTTTTCCAGAATCATTGTATTCTTCAACACTAGCATATCCATACACATCTATTTTATCATTAAACTTGATTTGTACATAGATATTATCCATTAATTTCTTGGATAGCAAATTTTCGGCATAAAAGAGAGCTGCACGCTTCACGTAAGGACGGAAGCGTTCTTTATCAGGACATTTAACGATGCTGAGTTTCATCTAAGGTCCTTTCCCTTGATATACATTATTTATCTGACTAATTAATTTCACCAGGTGAAATTTCTACTTCTATATTGCATTGTTTCAAAAACTCGATTCCGTGGCTGTCACGATAATGTTTTCGAAAGTAAACCTTTTTAATTCCAGAGGTGTAGATTTGTTTCGCACAATCTATGCACGGGGCATGGGTTAGGAACATCGTGGAACCTTCTCCTGATTCAGGACCTTTAGCGAGTTTCGCAATCGCATTGGCTTCTGCATGGATGACTTCTGGTTTGGTCTTTAGATTATAACTTGTGCCATCTTCTTCACGGAATTCATGTTCGTATGGTGATCTATAATCTCGGTATTCACAATCGTTTGTCCAACCGGCAGGCATACCATTATAACCAATGGAAATGATCCTGTCATCTTTGACAATAATTGCACCTACCTGTAAACGCTTTGCAGTTGATAACTGAGCAAAGCGGTGTGCAACATCCATGTATGCGTCAATATATTTTTGTTTCATAATAAAATGGTGCGTCCGGAGGGACTTGAACCCCCAGCCAACGGATTATGAGTCCGCTGCTCTAACCAATTGAGCTACAGACGCAGAATCACCAATAACCGTCATCAATCCAAATTCTAAAAGTTAAACATAACATTTCAATAACCACAGTATCATTATCAATAACCCATTCATCAGATTTCGTTATATATGCATCAACTCGCCAATGAAAAGGATTACATTTAAAAGTTATATTGAAACCAGAATATCTCAAATAATTTAAAATTTTATTTGACATACTCAATATTATCTTTTTTAATATAATGAACTTCTTTCAAAGAATCATTATTTGGAATAAATTTATTAACAGGAATAAAAGTGATGCCGTCAATATTTTTTGACGGCCAATGTGACCAAGTATAATAGGTCTGCTGGTTCGTTTTGGTACGAACAGTTAAAATGGTAGGAGTTTTCACTTTTTTCATAATATAATGATACTACAAAAGGAGAGGTATGTCAAGTACCTCTCCGTATTATTACCAACTACTCATCACCGTTAATGGTAATCCTCTTAATGGCATCTTGAGTTTGTACCAGATTTTCTAACCAAACTTTTAACATACCATTTACCATTTCGGCATTTTTAATTTCAATCTTGTCTGCCAATGTAAACGTGCGAATAAAGTTGCGGTTAGCAATTCCTTTATAGAAGTATTGATCAGCATCTTCATCTTCTTTTGCGGAACCTTTGATAACCAATTTATTACCCTCTAATGTGACTTCAATATCAGATTTGGCAAAACCTGCTACTGCCAATTCAATAATGTATTTGTTTTTCTCAACTTGTTTGATATTGTAAGGTGGGTAATTTGCAATTGCTTTTTTACCAATCTCAGTTGTCATTTGTGATACTTCATCAAAAAACTTATCAAAACCGATAGAAAAAGGTTGCAAAGTTTTTGAATAGTCAATAAGGCTAGGGAATGTAGTCATAATATATCTCCTTAAACAGCTGATTTGAAAGGTTTGAATGCTTTTTCGAAAGCACCAGCGAAATCATATTTTGTGGCAGAATCAATAAAAACATCAGAGGCGTGAACCATTTGACGAGCGAATTGTGCCTGAGCATCTACAAAAAGTTGTAGTGGCTCACGAATGACTTCTTCATTTACAAATGTGTTAAGGAATTGAGTTTTGGCGTATTGAACTGAATCAATAGCTGTGTTGAGGTACTGTTTCATAAGTTTCTCCTTGGTTAAGCGAGTTAATCAAAATTGCCGCCCAATAGGCACGGCACATATACTATATCAGTATTTATACTAATTGTCAATAAGTTCCTGGTTTTTTACCAATATTATATTTGGTAACCAGATTCCAGTCTTCCTTCTCTTTATGAGAGATTATCTTAATCTGTGAAAGGAATATTGGTTGTGGTGTTTCCACGCTACTGCGGTTGACAATATTTACTAAGCCCCAATCTTCAAGTAATTTAGCAATGGCGTTTCTGCGTGAAAGGTCGTTCTCAGAAATATCATTAGGTTTACCATCTAAGGCAAACAATTCTTTGAAGTGTACTATGTAATATCTTCCTTGTTTGTGGAGAATATGACAAGATTGGTATAAAGTTCTGTCTTTTTTGGAAGCCACACCGATTCTAGTAAGAGTTTCACGCACCTTCAAGAAATCATCTTTTTCTTCTAATGTAACTTCTATTAAATCTGTAATCGAAATCATGATTTTTTCATTCCGCCTTTGTCTGTTCTTTTTCTTATCTCAGCGATTTGTTCATCATTTAGAATACGCAAAGCTTCTTTGGCTTTCTCATTAGAGTAACCGAAATACTGTTTGACACATTCTAGATCTTTATGGACCGATGCTTTCTGCCACGGTTCGAATTTCCGTTTCATCGGCCTAATGGTATTTAGAAGGTACTGGAACTGTAAATCTGGTGACAGTCCAGGATTCTTGTTCATCTCATTAACATAAAGTACACAATCCATGTGGTATGACAATGCACGGTTAACGACAAAACCGTTATAATCCTTTAGATCCAATTCGTCCCTAAAGGGGTTCTTTTTGGTCTGTAGTATGGAGGGTATAATTTCTTTAAACAGATCAGGCATTATTTAAATTCACAATCTACCATGATTTCGGTCAAACAGGCTGTAGTATTGATTTCATGGTCAGCAACAAAAGCTGCCTGATATTGATACTTGGCCAAGATTAGAACCAGTTGAGGCACGGATTGTGGCTTTAGAACATCATAAAGACCTTCATATAATTTTCGATATAGTTTTGTTGGGTCATTATCCAAATTATTTGTAACCCATTTTCGAGCAGATGAAAAATCTTTTTCTTTCAATGCTTTGATAAGGTTAGACAAATCAACATCTGCAACACTACCAAGAATACCTTTATCGATTACACCAGATACGGAATATCTTTGTAATTCATTTAGAATTCTACGATTATCAGGAAAATGTTTTGTGATGAGTGCAGCAAGAACTGGCTTTTCATATTCTACCTTTTCTATTTCAAGAATATATTCAATGCGCTTCATTAGTGAAGCAGCCATTTTCTGTTTGCAACCATTGATCTTAAAATCAATAACTGCACAACGAGAATGAATGGGATCGATAATACGATTCTTGTAGTTACAAGTAAAGATGAAAGAACAATTGGATGCAAATTCTTCAATTGCACCACGCATTGCAGGTTGAGTTGAATTGGGATTTAGATAATCGGCCTCATCGATGATTACAACTTTTCGTCCTCCCATGAGGGAAACAGATGAGGCATAGTTTTTGATTTTGTTCCGCAAAACATCAATGCCTGATTCGTCTGAACCGTTGATAATGATATAATCACAACCAACTTGTTCACACAAAGCTCTGGCTACTGTTGTTTTGCCGACACCTGCACTACCAGATAAAAGTAGATTAGGAATTTCTTTACGATTTACATATTCTTGAAATGTGTTCTTTAACGCATCAGGAAGAATACATTCTTCAATAGTTTTAGGACGATACTTCTCCACCCATAATAAGTGTTCCATTCACAGACTCCATAATATAAAAGTACAACATCATTTTACTTCATTCATGCCTTCAAATAAAGCAACAAACTCATTGAATTCAGCAGTTTCACTTTGAATTGATTGATTGTATTGTGCTTTAGCTAACTTCTTAATAATTTTTTTAGGAACATTCAACGAATCATATGTAGCATTAACAATATCTTTTATTGCTTCATTTTCTCTTTCAATTTTATTCATTGAATCATTAATTTCTTCAATTGCAGATTTCAATGCTTTCAATTGTTCATCGTTGAAATTTCCAAATAATGTTTGAACTGTTGCCATAATTTATTCACCAATTTTAGTGAGTTTACTTTCAAAAGCAATCCAGTACTGAATATCTTCTTTTGTATTTTTGAAGTTGACCATTCCTTTGAATGAAATGCTAACAGCATAAGAACCATTAATCATTTTCATATTTTCAATATTAAAAACAATCTTGTACTTCTTGCCATTACCTTTGCCAACAGTAATTGAGTTAACGTGTGCGGCATCATCTTTTGCATCAAAGGAAATAATTTCAATGTTTTCGCCATCTGAAACGATGCCAATATTAGGTGATGAGAGTGTTTGTGCTGCTTCTTTTAAGTCTTGAAAATCTTCAGCAGATAGAGTGAAACTATCATCAACAGATGGCATTACGAGTTCTTTCTCAGGAGGAAGAACTAAAGTTTCTTTTGCAGACATACGATATGTGGTCGTATTCTTTCCTTTTTGTTTGGAAAGAATAATGTTTGAATCGTTAAGATCAATCTCACCATCTTTATATAAACGTTGTATTGATAAAAATTGATTCAAATCATAGACACAAAAATCTGAAGGAAAATTATCTTTGATATTTGCCTGTGCCAAGATAGATTTGGTAGATGAAATGGTACTTATTTTTGAACCTTTTCTGACAAGAATATTTCCATTAATTGATGAAAAATTCTTTAGTACTTCTAGTGTTTCATTAGATAACTTCATTGTACTCTCCATAATAAAAATTTATAATATCACAAATCTTACTTATTGTCAACAGAATATTTGACATCATGCTCATAAAGAAAATAAAGGCAACACATAGCGTGTGCTAAGTGGTGTATTCCAGATTCAGTATCTATAATTTCTCCTTCTTTCCAAGCCCATAGATGCCTTTGCATAGCATCAAAATATCTGCGCTTGGAATCAGGAACATATTTCCAATTATCTGGTTCATATTTTTCCGCACCAAAGGTTAATACTTTAACCATTTCCTTTAGTGCAAGAGGTGGAACTAAACCATATTGTAATTTTCCGCCATCAAATTTACGACCACCGGTGTCCGCATTTTGTGAGGCTTTGACTACATCTTTTATTCTCATTACATTTCACCAACAAAATTTGCAACAGCAGGCATATCTCCTTGGAAATGATATGTGCCGATATGTGAAGTTCTCATCCAAGGACATAACCAAATTTTTCCTCCGATGTTTCTCCACCATTGGCAGAACATATAATCTTCTGAAAGATAGCGCTCTGATTTTTCATCAATTACTGTATCAAAGTAGGCATGAATATAACGGGTACCATCAAAGTTTGCTTGACCAATGTGATCTGGTTTATAACGAAATTCTGGATATGCTTTTTCCCATTTAGGAAATACTTCACGTTTAACCATCATAAATCCTGTTCCAATCTCCATAACTTC